TAGGTCAGATTGTGGTTGATTAACCGTTGTTGTAGTTTGTCCTGCGGCTTTCATAAAGGTCTTCACATCTTTATTAAAGTTTGTTATTGCTTTAGTCATTTGTTTCTCCATGTTTTCTCTTAATGTGATACGCTAAATTAGATACACCCATTACTTTATCACAATGTGGGCATTTCTTTTTAACCTGTTTTTTCATAGTCTCGCTGATTCGTTTTTTTGTCTCAGCGTTATGCCATTCTTTAAACTCTTTACTATGTATTCTAGAGTCTCGGTTATTCTTGGCATGTTCGGCCGTTCTTACTTTACCTGTCAATGCTTTTGCTATCTTCTTACGATGTACTTGATTCAGTGGAATACCTTTCTTACTTGCAATCATTCTAGCTTTGCCTTCTGGCGACATTCTATTTTTCATACTCCCACCAATTGAGCGTGCCATAGTAAGTGCTTCATCCTTATCCATTTGGCCTTTTAGCATATGCCATGCCATAAAGTCTTCTTGTTTTCCATGTTCTACGAATAGTTTTCTATGTTCTTCTGCATGGTCTTCAACAGAAAGCTCTACGAGATTGGATGGTTCATCTGACCCACCCATGTGTTTAGGTATTATATGGTGTTTATGTTTCATATACTTATTTAGTCCCAGCGTTATCTCAAAAGCAAATCATTACCCAACAAAAAACCCTCTTGCGAGGGTTTAATGATTTTACTATTCTGAAGCGTTTCTTACGGTTTGTAATTAACCATATATATTGCGAATAAGGAATTATTACTTATTCATAACATACATAGTAATTTCAACGGTTGTTATCGGTGTGGCTCTTTATCCTCACCTTCAATATATCACTATATTGTCCAGACTATATCATCAAGACTTGTTGTCTTGCCGGGCACTCGTGTCATCTTCATCACTGTTCTAGTGGTATGATGTTAGTCGTTGAACCTTCTCATAATCCCTTATGAGCTTGGATGCTGATTGTCTCGAAAGATGTCCCAGCAGTTCACCCGGTTTTAATTGGGCCTAAAGAATTAACCCAAAACGCATTTCAGTTGCTGATGGAGTTGTCCACATAGTATTGATTCCTTTTTAAAAAGTTATATTAAAGAACCAGGTCAGCAGAGAGTATTTAAACAAGTCTGCCTTGAGATTTAACAAACAATTTCTATTTGTTAAAGGTATTTTATACTACTTGACAGCTAAAAGCAATAGAGAAAATCATTAAATTGGTCTAGACTATTTTATTAGTCCTACTTTGTATACAGTTTTGCCATTTTCTTTCATGGCAGTTAGTGCTCTCTTACGATTAGTACCATCAGTTTTGTGACTCACATGAACCCAACCAGAATCATCAATACCTGGAGTATAAAACTCCAATATGACTTGGTCGAAGTCGAGGTTGTCTACAATATACTGAGCCAGGTCTGCATTGGCGACACCAGGACACTCTATGTCGGCAGCTTCACCGTGACAGTGTTGTGATTTAGATGAACCGCCTACTGCTTTGTTAAGTTCTGGACCACGATATCCTGAATTGATTGTTGTTACACCAAAATGGTCTCTAACTTTTTGAACAACATTATCAAATAAGGCTTTTGCATTTTCTAGATGGCCTTCATTTGGAGTGTTATCAATATCCATTCGAATAGCTGTTTGACTTTTAGTGAATTCTTGTAATGTGAAATTTTTAGATAATTTCAATTTTATTCTCCCATTGCCTTAACTTTACGGTTATTGGTACGAACACCTGTAGCAAGTGCATCGATTATTGCATTTTTAAAAATATAATCGTTCTTGCCGCCGCTAGCCATAGTTTTAAATTGTTTGTGTAGCTTAAAGTTCTTATCAGTTTTCTTGTGTGGTTTCTTTTTATAATCTATATCTGCCATTATATATCTCCAATGTTAGGAAAGTGGGAGTTTAAAAACTCCCACCGTTCATTTACCTTTACCTGTTTTACCTTCATTTAATAGTTCTGGCTTAAATAAATTAAGCGCTTCATCACTAATTTCAATATTGCGAGGTTTCTTATGTTCAGGAATTACATTCTCTAAACCTATTCGTAAGATGCCATCTGTATATTCAGCACCACGAACTTCCACCGTATCGGCAATTTTGACTGTTTTGGTAAAAGAGCGAAGACCAATACCTCGATGTAAATATTCAATATCTGATAAATCTACATTTTTGGATTGTTCATCTTTGTTGCCCTTAATTATTAAATGGCCATCATCAACCTTAATATCAATCTCAGACTTATTATATCCAGCCACAGCGAGTTCTACCACATAATGGTATTCATCTACTTTAACGATGTTGTGAGGTGGAAATGAGGTTTGACTATTGTTGTTAGGTGTTGATGCTAGCATCTGTTCAACTTCACCGAATAGTTGTTCGAATCCGAGTGTAGAATTGTATAGAGGGCTAAATGAAAAGCGTTGACTTAATGTCATGTTATTTCTCCTTGTGTTAAGCGAGTTTCAAAAAAGATGACCCCGAAGGCATCATCAAATCGGCAGTTTTAAACTGGTCTGCCAACCAGATTCTTATTTATAAAGCATTGCTTTAATTATTCGTGTTCTTGTGGTTTTTTGCCTATGTTATATTTTGCAATTAATTCCCAATCATCTTTTTCTTTGTATGAGATAATCTTTATTTGATGTAGAGGTGCAACATTATCTTCTAATGCTTTTGGTTTTAGAATTTTAACTAAAGCCCATTCCTCTAATAGTTTTGCAATTGCATTTCTTCTTTGTATATCATTTTCAGATATGTTAGATGGTTTTCCATCCAAGCCAAACAATTCCTTAAAATGTACAATATAATATCTACCTTGTTTATGTAATATATGACAAGATTGATATAGAATCTTTTCTTTACGAGAAGATACACCAATTCGTGTGAGTGTCTCACGAACCTTTAAAAAGTCATCTTGATGATTAAGAGTGACTTCAATGAAATCGTTTAAGTCTACCATAAATTTACCCTTTCTTACCTAAGCCGCCTGTATTGACTGAATTGGCAATTTCTTCTATTTGCAATTTTGTGAGGGTTGAGAGAACTTCTCTAGCTTTTGAATTTGAGATATTATAGACCTGTTTGATACATTCTATATTTGCAATCTTCTCAGTCTTCACCCATTTAGCAAACGGTCTTTTGCTTTTTCTAACTATATTTAGTAAAAAATCATTCTGCAATTTACTTTCTAGGTGATGATGTTGATTCATTTCATTAGCATAAAATATACAGTCTTTATGGTAGGATAAAGTACGATTAATTAAAAATGGTTTATAACCAAGTTCAGTTATATCATCAACAATTAATTGTTTGCCACCGTATAATATTTGATTTGAGTAATCGAATGGGCTACTCATTATTTAAATTCGCAGTTAGCCATCAATTCAGTTAAACATGCAACTAAATTAATTTCTGAATCAGCTACAAAAGCGTTCTTGTATTGATAGTCTGCTATAATCAATACTGCTTGAGGTATCGATTCTTTCTTCATCATATCATAAAGAGCTTCATAAACTTGTCTAAACACCGTATTAGAATCTATGTCGGTTGTTGCAACCCATTTACGAATTGAATTAAAGTTCTTCTCTTTTAGATATTGTGTAATCTGGTCAATTTGAACATTGCCAATGTGAGCCAAAATGCCTGTATCAATCTTTCCAAATTGTGAGTATCTTTGTAACTCATTAATCACTCTTCTGAAATCAGGAAAATGTTTCTTAATCAATTCAGCAATTACAGCTTTCTCATAATCAACTTCTTCTGATACTAGAACTGATTCGATTCTTTGCATAAACTGTTTGGCAATTTGAGACTTCTCATTGCCTTTAAGTGAGAATTCAACACCTGCACATCTAGAATGTAATGGTTCAATAATACGATTCTTATAATTACAAGTAAAGATGAATGAACAGTTTCCTGAGAATTCTTCTATTGCATTACGAAGAGCCGGTTGAGTTGAATTTGGATTTAGATAGTCTGCTTCATCCATGATAATAACTTTTCTGCCACCAACAAGTGACATTGAAGAAGCATAGTTTTTGATTTTAGTTCTGAATGTATCAATACCACTTTCGTCAGAACCATTAATGACTAGATAGTCACAACCAATTTCTTCGCACATAGCCTTTGCAACAGTTGTTTTACCAACACCTGCACCACCAGATAAAAGAAGATTGGGAATACTTTTTTGATTGACATACTCTTGAAATGGTTTCTTTAACCTTTCAGGTAATATACAATCTGCTATTTTCTTTGGTCTATATTTCTCGACCCATAATAAATGTTCCATTGTTCACACACCTCATAATATAATATAATAAATTAAGATTCAAACTTAGAACCTTGTTCAGTTGTCACCCAATATTGTAAATCAATATCTTTGTTTTTGAAATGCGAAATACCTTTTGATGAAATATTTACATCATAGTTACCTGGCATTAGTTTAGATAAGTTCTCTGTTTTGAAAACCATTTTATAAACTTTGCCATCGCCTTCAGCAATTTCAAGAGTGTTTGTGTGTGATGAATCGTTAGAAGTATCTAGAGTAGCAAGATTAACTTTTGCACCTGTAGATTCAACTGCGATTTGTGGAGAGGCCAGAACTGCAGCTGTTCTCATGATATCACTAAAATCATCAGCACTCAATGATATAGAAATCTCTGGTTCAGGCATTGCAAGTTCTTTTTCTGGAGGAGTAACAATCATTGTTGGTTCACAAAAACGATATTTTGTTTTTGAACGGCCTTTGTTACTCACAATGATTACATTTTTATCTTCAAATTCAAATGT